TCCAAAGACCAACACCCCAGTCGAATACGATATTGTGAAGAACGCCGTTTTCCTTGGAAAGACCAAGGTAGGTTGGCTTGAATGGACCAGACTGCCATCCTGTTGCGTAACCGGAGCCATAGCGAACAGCATAGATGGACTCAAGACCAGTACCGGTAGATGCTTCAACACCAGCTGCTGTTTCATCCTTGAGGACGTGAGTTACACCGTCTGCGCGACGACCAACGGAGCGAACAGTCGCAGCCTTGTACTTTTCAACAGGACGATCGAACGAGTCCTTCGTAATATCGAAGCCTGCGCCGATGCCCATGTTACGGATAGCCCACTCGATACGACGCTTCATACGCTCGGAAACGTATAGGACAACGCCATCACCATCTGGGCTATTCATGTTGTCAAGCAACTGCTGGATGTAAAGCATCAGGTTGTTAGCGATAGCGGATGCAGACGTTGCCGTAGTAAGGTCAACACCACCAGCACTGACCGACATTTCCGAAGGAATGTCAAACTGATCTGGGTTAGCCAAGCGATAGCGAAGTCCAGGGAAACAATCAACATCGCCGGTGGCGGCTGTTGGGTCGTTGTTAATGAATTTCGTATTGAAATCATAAGCAAAGGACTCCATGAAGATTTGAACCTGGGCTTCAATTGGATCAACAATGTTGTTTGGCTGATCGAGAAGCACGTGGTCAACCTGTATCTTGTTACGAACAAGATACATGGATTCTTCGTATTGCTTTGGCTTACCCTTGGAGACCGTTGGTTCCTCGTTGACCGTTGCCCAGTTGATGGTCGGAAGCGAACCCTGTTGGTTCGTAAACCGAACGCCAACCTGGCGAAGCGATGGCGAAGAAGTCAGCGGGATGTCCTTAAGAGCATTCCACGTCTTGTGAAGAGCCTTCGTAATTTCTTTTACGAGAGGGTCGTTAGAGATGATTGCCTGATCGGCGAGTGTAAGAGCCTGTGTATCAAGCAGGACTGCACCAGATGCGATTGCCATAATTTTCTACCTTAGAGAGTGTTTTTCCCACGGACAATTCCAAGCAAAGCACCGATCGAGGAACCGCGTTGTTGTTGTACACCACGTCCAGCTGGAGCAGGTACCGCTGTATTAGCGTTGCCCATTGGTTGTGGAGTACGTTGCGATCTCGACAGACGGCTTGTAATTTCCGGAACAAGACTACGAGTGATTGTGCGAACTTGCTCGTGTACTGCTTGAGCCGCTTGTTCTGGAGAGAAGCCAGCGGAGATCAAGTTATCCACAAGGTCAGGCGCACGTTGTGCCAGTGGGTATTGTTGAACAGCATAATCTCTCTGCTGTGACAACATATACTGGTTGACCTGAGCCATTTGTTGCTCGTACCGTTGCTGCATGATTTCAGCGCGGGCCTGGGCTTCTGCCAGTTGTGGATCCATTAACTGTTGATCCGCCATCTGGCGATACCGATTCTGGATTTGATATTCCCGTTGCTGTTGCTCTTGTTGAGCAAGCATTGCGTCTACTGCATCCGCGTCCTGGTATCCTTGGGCTTCAAGGTTTTCAATGACACGACCCCAACGATTGAATCGTTCCTCATACTCGGTGGCTTGACGCGCTCGTTCATTGACTTCGCGGAATCGTTCGTAAGGCACAGCACCAGGCTCTCCCTGTTCCTGCGCATACATCTGATGTCCATCATCAACCCCAAGCAGTTCATCAGTTAATGCATCGTAATCGGTGTCATCAACTTCCGGAACACTGTCATAACCATCGTCCGCAGCTTCATAACTTCCGTCAATCTCGCTTGTCGCCCATTGCGAGTTATCTTCAAGACCGGCGTTATCTTGAATGAAGTCAGCTACCGCGTTTCCCAAACCGCCTGGTGCTTCGGCTGGTGAATCCGAAGTTAGTGTCACCATCTCTTCAGGCATCTATGTCTCCCATTTTAGCACGACTACTTTTGTTGTTTTTGCACTTTTGATGCAGGGGTCGCGCCCTTGCTATTACCACTGGTGGTAAGAGCATCTTTTGCGATGTCAGCAATTTGCTTTGTCGCATAATCTTCAGAATTCAAATGAGCTTGCGCTTGCATCTTTTCCATGTCAGCCTGGTGCTTCATCTGGAAAAGTTGCTGTTGCTTCTCTAGGTCAAGCTGCGTCTTCATCTGCTCTGCTTCAGGATTAAACGGCGCCTGTTTAGGTGCCATCTGAGCAGCCATCTGTTGTTGTTGCATTGCCATCATCTGCTGTTGCATCATTGCTTGCTTTTGCTGTTGCATAGCCAAGACTTCTAGTATGTCAGTTGTTTCTGGCAACTGAAGCATCTTGACAGTAAGCGCGTTTGTATCTGCATCAGTTGGATCACCAAAGAGACCCATCTGACGAAGCATGACAATCTTCTGGAGTTTCTGGTCGGGGCTATCCTGCATAGAAGAGCCAGGGATGTAAACAACTCTGAACTGACCACCTTCGCGGATTGCATCAAACGTAATTAAGCCTTGCTTGATGTTGTTCTGCGGGTTGACCTGGTCATCGACTGATCCAATGAATGGAGTAACTGCAAACTGCGATACGAGCGCAATCTCCCATTCTTTAATCTTCTGGATACTCTTCTCGATGTCGGCTCTGATGTAACTGTGCTGAGTGTTATCAGCCCGTTGAAGCAACCGTACGGATTCTGCTGGCGTTCCTGCTTGGGCCAGGCCCTGAGATACGTCATGCAGACCAGCAATGTCAGCCATGTCCTTTTCAAGGGTTTGCATCATCGGGAATAGGTCAGCCGAGATACCAGGTGCGCGTTGGATAGTAGGTGGATGTGCGCCTCGATCGTAGTAAACCTTACGATAGATACGGGACTTATCATCAATATCTTCTGCACCTTGATCGAATGCGTCTGCACCTATACGGCTAAGACGCTCGACCATGATGTAGTCTTTGTTAACTTCAAACTGCTCTAACGCTCTTGAATAGAGTCGGTTGTACATTTGCTGCAATGGACACAGGTCAAACCCCAGACTGTGTCCGTATGCGGTACCCGATCGTGGTTGCCACCGCAGTGGAATGAAGGGAAAGTCGTCCTTCTTTTCGTATGGCCAAACACCTGCGTGAAGCAGTGCGCTATTAGTGCTAACGATATACCGTCCATCTGGATATTGTGCAGTTGGTTTCTCCCAGTACTCATACACGATTGCAGCGTGTTTCTTTGAGTCCATGTTGTTCATTCTGGCGGATGACGGTTGTACCCATCCGTTACCAGAACCATTGGCGCCTTCTAGATATGCATCGACATATCCAGCATTCTGACCAGCAATAGCGTCTGGCTGAACAGCCTTACCAGCCTCGCCGTAGTTATCTGTAAACCACGACAGAGGTTTGATACTAGCATGAATCATCCAGCGAATATCGCTATCTCGCTGTGCTGTTGGGTCGATCAATACGTTGAAGCAAGGAATAATCTCTTCCTCAACGTCACCTAACGGAAGCGACTCGTAACCATTGATAGAACCATCGTCGATGGACATCTTAGGCATAACAACTTCGGACTTAGCGTTCCAGTAAACCTTGACGTAACTTGTACCAGTTACGCAAGCCCAGCGTACGCGCTCTTTGGTTTGTGTCTCACGATCAAACTTACGGGTGTAATGACCAGCAATAAAGTTAGCCTCGTCAGAAGCAGCTTGGTCTTTCGGGTTCATGCTGAGTGGAACAGCACGAGCATCTGGTGCAACCTGGGTTAGTTTGCCAACAACACCATCCAAAAGCGGACGCATCTTATTGACTGTCATGTAGCGGTTAGGCTCAGACGGGTTCTGCAATTGAACCAGGTTACGAGTTTGGGAGTTGATACGAAACCATTGGCGCCCTTCAAAGAAGGCTAGTGCTTGCGCCCACTCTAGTTCCATTTCTTGGCGAGCGCGATATGCTCGATCAAACTCACCTTTGACAAAGTTAGTTACCTTGACTGCTTCTTCTGGTTGTTCTTTAGGTACGACTTTCCACTTGTTATGTTCGTGGTCAATACCAAGTTCATCTGGATCTTGAAGGTCAAGATTTTGCGCGTCAAAACTACCGGGTGTACCAGTAGCACTAGGTTTCTTCAGAGCCATAATGCTCTGCTTGATAGTTTGCATTCCAGGTGGGTTGAGACCAACAGCTTGAGACCTGTTATACATACCAGGTTCAGCCGTTTTCCGCTTAAGAGTAAATAGCGGGTTTCTCATAAGTACCTCTCACCTTGCTTAATCCGTTCAATTCGCTGCTGTTGTTCCATGCGAAACCATCGTACGTCACGGTACGTCAATGCTGAAAACAGAGCAATAACAACCAGTAATGCAATTTGAATGATACCACTGAGCATTAAACGTAACTGTCCTCGTCGTTCCCACTAAGCCATGCTGGCTTCCAAGACGCAGCCTTAGAGACCTCTGGACAAGTGACTGGAAACTCTCTCCACATAACGCCGTACCGGCATGAGTCAAGTGCGTGGTCAGACTTGGTTCCGCTGTCCAAGTCTTCAGGGTCCTTTGGGTCACACATGGCGGCTTCTAACTCACGGATAAGGTTAGGGCAGTTGTTCCTTGCAATCACGAATCGTGGATATGGTTTGCCATCTTTTATACGTACAGCAGCCAACCATTCCTGCAATCGACGCCACCCTGCTTTACGATCCTTTACTGCACGAACAGCAGGAAGACCACGGCGCCACCAAACTTCGACAGGATACTCACCAATACGTTGCGCGGCGTTCTCTGGTGGGAATGTGTTTCCGTAGTCAAAAGCAATTGCCTCCAACTTTGTATTCCAAAGACCGTCTTCCATCTTAGCCTTCAAAGGCTTTGCGTACTCACGTGCTTCCAGCCATTTGAGTAACTTCATAGCCTGTTGGCTACTCACGTTGCCAGCCTCATAAATCTCACCAATGACATAGATGGTTTCGTTCTCGTCACTGGCATAGATAATCGAACAAGCAGGGCTTGCTGTACCAAAGTCATGGCTTGCCCAGATACGCCACCAAGGTTTGACATCGATGTAATCCGCAACGTGCCATGGTTGCCCTGTCGTGTCGTACTGCTTGAACTGCGGGAAGAACCGACCGCCTACGCCAACTTCATGCTGGCACTCTCGTAAGAACGACAGAATTCCGTAGTCATCAATCTCACGTTGGCAAACCTGTAGGTTCTTGTGCGCCCAGGTTGCTGTTCCTCCGGTAATCTTGTAACCAGTACGTCCATCCTCGCGCTCGATTGGTTCGTATGTAAGACCTTGAATAGCCGGTACGATCGGACTCTGGATGCGTTCCTGGAGTGCGTCAAGTTCTCCGTTGAGAATCTGCGCCATAACGCTGTTAGCGTGAATCTTGTTCTGTACAAAGGCGATAGCGCAGTCAGTACTCTTAGCCGGGAGAATGGTCTGGGTGATGGTGGCTATCTTCTTCTCAACGCGATTAACGCTATCATCAAGCTCATCAATGTCGTCAAGTATAATGAAATCAGGACGTAGGTGATCAAGCTTGACGCCGCGCGCACCAGTATCAAGACCGAACGCAAGAACATTAAAGCCGTTGGCCGTACGGAGTTTAGAAGCGTTCCATCCCTTTGAGAATCCATAGCGGTTCAAAGCCCTTTCAATACCACAACGCTCCATCGTGTGGGCAATGTCGGATACGTGTCTGTCTGCCGCTTCTTGGGTCGAACAGACATACAGGAGGAACCGCTTTGATCCTTTGACTGCAATGCGAGCAGCGATATGTTCCATCGTTGTGGACTTACCACCACCACGGAACCAGCACTCAATCAGAGCAGGTGGGACAACACCAGGCTCAATTGACTCAGCCCACTCCCAGGCCCGAATATGATGTTCTCCAAGTGTAGATGACATAGCATGAGGTGCATACGTCCTAAGCCAAGACAAGTAATCCATTGACGCGCCATCAATAGCGGCGGCGCGTCCAGAGTCGTAGTCACCAGTTTCAAGCACAAGTTGTATCTGATCCTCCATTGCTTCGAGCAATGCTTCGGCCAACGGCTTGTCATTCCTGGTGAAGTGACGAAACTCTTTAGGAGTGTTTCGCTTCATCTGTTTAGCGTTCATCTACGATTACAGCATCCTCTATCGATTCCTCGGTGTCTTGTTTATGAGACTTCAACAACTTGTTTATACCCGTCTTGATAGCGGTCAGTTCATCTGCATTACGTACGCATGACTTGACTACCTCAACCACCTGCATGATAAGCATAAACGCTTGATCTGCTTCGAGTACGTACGACTTAGTCTGCATCATACGTTGTTCTGCTTCAACCAGGTCTGTTCGGCGTTCAATAAGATCGAGTACGTCTTTAGATGCCGCAAACTCATCCAGCCTCTGTGTAATAGACTCACCTAGTTGTTCAAAGCAGTCAATGAAATCTGGGCTACCAAGTTTACTTCGGCAGAGATTGTATGCTGCCTCTATGCGCCTGTACTGCTCGATACTAACGCCTTCAGCAGCTGCTTCGGCACGTTTATCCAATAAAGCAGTTAGATAGGCTGTATCGTCACGCAGAGAGAAAAGGTCTGGGTCTTCTCGGTAATCATCTACCTTCTCAAGTAGTTCTTTACCAATAGACTTGAAGCGACGGCGGTGCTTTTGATACGCATGAGCCAAGGCTTGTGGTCGCTCTGCCTTCATCATGTGCTTCATGCCGTGTTGAGGACAGAACTGTTGTCCTTTAATTGATGCGCTTCTACAACGCATCTCTTTGCCTTCACGGACTATCGTGCCTTCGCAGAGTTTAACCACTCCCATACTTGTACGGCGATACCAGATACCGTCTTCCTCAAACTCTGTACCTGCTTGCAGTTCACTCATGTAAGCAAGTATACGGCAGACAAGAAAAAAGGGGAGCGTTTGCTCCCCTTCGGTTACTTCTTAGCCAGTCTTGCTTCAGCAGCTGCTCGCATAACATCGTAATCAGTATTACCCTTGTAAGTACCTGTGTCTCGATACTTACCAAGCAACGCTTCACCAAGTCCGGACTTCTTGCCTTCGAGAGTTTGAGTAATGCCCTTGTCAGCACCGTATTCCTTAAGCGTTTGATCTCCAACAACCTTCTTGTTGAATCGCTCGCGAAGTCGCTGTTGATCGTCTGCACTAATCTTGTCACGACGGAACATATGCTCCAGGTACTTCGTGCCAGAGTTAGTACCCTTTTGAAGCGAGTAGTCAAACGCTTCACCTAGGTAACTATCTGGTGTACGAACAGCACTACCATTACGACCAGCCTCTGGGAAGTAAGCAGGTCCACTTGGTTTCTGTGATGTACCACCAGCAGGTTTGTTTTCACCAGGTTGCGCAGGTGCGGCGGCTGCTTTTGGTGCTTCAAGCTTTGAGGTTCGCATATGTTCGCTGAGTTGCATAGGAGTCAGATTCCTGTCTCCTGGATGCGCAGCCATGTGTTGCCGATATGGTTCTCCACCTAACTTATCAATCATTCCAGCGGCTTGAAACAGCGTGTCAACACGCTTTATGCCAGTACCTCGTTTACCTAAATCGCCAACAAACTTGTTGACCTTATCAAAGAAACCAGGTTTTGGTGCCGTACGTCCAAGTGGGCCTGGAACAGGATTGAGCGGTCCATTAGGAAGTTGACCTACGGGTCCTGGTCTGAAATCAGGGTTCAACGGCGTAGGGCGCAATGCTGTACGTTGACCAGTCAATGGACCTTCTGGGCTATTAGGCACTCGCACTGGAGCCAACGGTGTTGGTCGCAACGCTGTACGTTGACCACTCAATGAAGTTCCACCAGTGCCAGCTCTACGCGCTCGCATAGCATCTTCAATGGCTTTAAGTTCCCCTGGGGTCTTTGGCTTTGTAGAAACTCCAGTACTGCGTCCACTGTACTTGCCAGTTGCTGGGCTTGTGTTACGAGCAGGGAGACTTGGTGATGGGGTTCGTGGCGCAGCACTACCTCGTTGTACTGGCGTTGTACGTGCTGTTGGTTTTGTTGATGGTTCTGGCACAGGAGCTCCTCCGGTTGCGGGTTTAAAATTAGATCGAGGCGTAGGACGTGGGACACCACGTGTGCCTTTATTAGTTGCCTTTGCAGTCCCAGCAGGTGCGTATCGAGTACCACTTTTCTGCGTTCCACCACTTGGTGCATCTGGAACATCAGGATTCAAAGGAGATGGACGTAACATTGACTTTTCTCCTTGTAATGGATTTAAAGACCTTACCCAATTAGGTGTCCCTCCAGTTGTAGTAACCCCGTAATTTTTACTAGGATTATACGGAATACCTTTATTCATACGATTTGGATTAGTCCAATAATCTGAAGGTATATTGGGAGTACCAGTTGAACCATACGGCATAGAACCAGATTTTAATGGATTAGTTGTTCGATATCGCTGATCAACAGCTGGTTTAGGCCCTTCAACCTTATAGTCTGGATTAACAGGAGTTGGACGCCACGGCCCTGTGTTACGGTTAGGATTCAAAGGCGTAGGTCGCGCTTGAGTTACTGGAGTTTTAGGCGCAGGTCCAGCAGCTTTACCACTTGCTCTTGGTGCAGGACGTGGAACACCTCTTGTGCCTTTTCCAGTAGATTTAGCCGTACCGGCTGGAGCATAACGGCGCCCAGGTGCTTTCTTTTTACCACTTGGTGGTTCTGGTTGATTAAATAAATTGCCTTGTTGTGGCATTGCTGAACCTCTCTGATTGAAACTACCTGCCGACCTAACAATAGCAGGTGGGCGATCAGGTACAACTCGTCCCCGTACGTCACCGGCTGATCCAGTAGGAGTTTTAACACCTACACCTTGCGGTCGTGTTTTACCTAAAGTCGCACCACGTACCAAGCGTTTAAGTTTTGACTGGCGGTCTGCGCTCATATTGTAATAAGCACCAGCCGCAACGGCTCCTGTAGCCGCGGCTAACCCAGTTGCTGACTTTGCATTACCTTCTAGGTTATGCGAACTTATCTGCCCAAATTCCTTGTTGTCTTTATCCTTAAGGGCTTGAAGTTCTGCTGGAGAATATAGGTGATACCACTCTTTGTAAACAGTCCCGTTGGGACGTTTAATCATCCGGTAAAGACCTTTTGATCGATCCTTACCGGAATCTAGTACCTTGTACCCATCAGGTAGTTTGAGTGACTGTGGCATCTTAACAGTTCTTTTTGCAGTTAGGGCATTTGCAACCCATTGGATGAGCCTTCTTCACGCCCATCATGTCAGACATAGTCTTTGCTGGTTTCATCGTCTTCACTATCTTAGCCATTACTTTGCCCTCGCTC